ATCATCGGTACCAACTTGCCTATCCTTTCTTATTCCTTTAATAATGACTGGAGCTGCTGCTGCTGCTAGTAACCATGGAAATGGCATAATCCCTCCATAATATTAGTGTTCATTGTTTACTTTCTACTCCTATTAATTTTCATAGATTGAGTCCTACCTTTAGTTGCACTTCCTTTATAGTGAGCTGCATCTTTGCCGTCACCATTACCATAAGTACCTAACTTACGGTTTAATTTATTAGCATTCTTTTTAATAGTACTACCTTTGGCAGTCTTTTGATAAGCACTTTGCTGTTTATTTCGTTTAGCTTTAGCTGTTGGGTTGGACTTGTAATAGTTAGACGTACTTCCCATACACCCTCCGTTGTACTAGTGTGGGATCAATCTTAGGCATAACATTAGCGAGTTTATCTAGTGGGCTACCTTCGTAGGCAACACCAGTGATGTCATTTGTCTTCAGCCAATCACAGGCTGCTTTTAAGTCTTGAGTAGAAGCTTCGCCGCTTCGGACTCGTTTAAGGAAGTCTTCAGTGACTAGATTATGTAACTCATTAAATTTGTCTTCAGCGGCTTTCTTCATGAGAATAGTTTGTCTTTAACGATTTCTAATGCTTGATCATCAAGTTTATTATCGGTCCTCTTTACGTAAGCTGAAAGTAAATCGATTACGAGTTGCTTCACTGAGTCGCTCTTTAGGAACGCTAAAAGGAGTGGCTTGATTAGTAGGGTCATAGTTAATTCTGAATGGATTGTTTGTTATTTCTTCTATCTCTTTTTTATATTGAGATATTGGGACTACATCTTGACATAAATGATACACTCTTGTACCTGGTCTTAACATAAACCCTCGTTGCATAAATTTAGTACAGTTATCAATACGAACTAATTCATAATTCAACTGCATCTTCTCTTCTTGACGTTTAGCTACTGATTTACAGCGTTCTATTATATCACCATCAAGGGGGACCATAAAGTTTAACTGGCCTCCCCAATTCTCATTCTTTGTATAGCTCTCAGCATCCATAGGGATACCAGGCTTAACATGATTGCCCATATAGAATGGGCTAAATGTCATTGTCGGTCCATTACAGGATATGCCCGTACCGTAGTTCTGACGGCTCGGAGCGCCATTATTTTGGAATTGTACAGCCTGATTTGTAACATTTCCAGTAGCTGCCGCCACAGGATTTGAGGTGTTGTTGGTTTCTCCCTCTTCAGCATAACTTGGTACTCCTATTGTGAGAAGACTGATAATGATGTAGTAGTAGAGTTGGTTGTAATGTCTCTTACCTCTACTACGTTCTCTATTAGATCTGTTTTCGCTCTTGTTACCATCTCTAGTTGAAAGGCATCTCCAGCGTGGTGTATTTCGAATATTTGATTGTTCACTGTTATACCACCAGATATTCCTTGACTGCCAGTATCTATGTGTACGTTTTCTCCAGTCCAGCTGGAATAGTCTCCACCATATTTGTTTACAGTGACTGTCTCGTTTATTACTTGGGTAGATGTCGTTGTTGCATTCATTGATCCCTGGGTGAAATTGGGAGTTACAACTTGTGCTCTTACTACCGAGGGGGATAACAGGAAGAAGAGTATTAGCCATTTGTTCATTCTTTCTTCTTATCTAACATGGGACAGTTGACAGGAGTATTACCTTTACTTTTAGAATTAGCTGTATTGAGGCCGAAGCTAGCTAAAGCCCCAGTAAAAATACTTGCAACAAAAGTTATGTCGGAACTTCCTGACTTCTTTATTACAGGTAATTCAACATAGTTCAATGTTATTATAAAGCCTGCCCAAACAACCACTCCAAGTCTAACCATAGTAGAAAGAAGGGCTATTTGTTCTTCTTCAAACTCTCCTCGTTTTCCTTTGATTCGGTCGAGGATGTTTTGTTCTTTCTTTTTTTCCTCCATGCATCAACTTGTTTTTGTAATTGTTTTTTAACGTTCTTTTGAATTGGTTCAAAGAAAGTCTGAGCTATAGTGGTAGTTGCTACAGCTACAACAGCGGTGGATACTGCTGTAACTAGTATTTCTGGTGCAGGTACCGGTACTTCTATATCTATCACAGGTATCTCTAGTTTCCTTACCTCAGGTTGTGTCTCCTCTGTTTCTTCTGCTTGAACTTCAGGAGGTGCTTCGAGGTCGCTAGGAGGGACTACAAGGGGCCTGTAATACGGTACAAGGGCCTTTGGTATGCCCATGGGTACTTCAGGGAATGTAGGCGGTCCTGGGATAGTTATAGAAGGTATTAGCGGTGGGTTATGACCAGGGCTTCCCGACACCAGTAGTTGGGGTTTTCTGTTCGTTTACTCCCTTCTCTACAGCTGCCTCAATAGCAGCAACAGTTCCCTCTTTATCAGCATCAAGTTTTGCCTTGACCCAACCGAGAACAGTTGTTTCTGTGAGGTCGGCATAAGGTACTAGAGTATCTGGTTTTGGTAGATCTACTTCACCAGTAGCTCTGAATTTGTAAGTGTCATCTTCACCGTTCACACGATAGATAACTTTATTTACATACCCATCAGCGAGTTCGCGTTGGAGGGTGTTTACTTGCCAAGTTTTAGTAGCCATTGTTTTTAAATAATTAGATAAATTGTTTGTATTTAAGGTTTTGTCTTAACCACCCTCAAGCATCTGATCCGCGTGGTTCATTAGTACGTGCTACTAAACGTGCTTTCCAAGCATCTTTAACAGTATTAGTCCAAACACCATTACAAATAGCTTGGACTTCAGCACTTTCTCCAGATATGTTTCTATCTACTAAATTACCAGATCCATCTAAAACACCAGGATCTAAAACCTTACGTGAATATCCTTTAGAAATCTGTACACCATCTTCTTTTACTATTGTTGCACTTCTAATTTGAACATGTTTATGTTCTCCAACAACTTCTATTTTATCTTCAATAATTTCTTTTGTTAATGCCATTAGGGTTATACTCCGTATAAAACTGATTTAGACATAGTTTAACGTCCTTGTCACAAAGACGTTCATTAAGTAGTATAGAAGTGTCCTGACATGAATATATCATTAGCATCGCTATCTACATTACTAGTAGTTAGATAATCAATTGATGTATTATCAATCACTTCTGCAATTGTACAGAAAGCATCACCACCTCTTATTTCAGAAACTAAATGAGCGTTAGTGGCTGCTGTATTCACACCTCCACCTTGATAAGCTCCAATTGTTCGGTGAGCTGCGACACTTCCTTCTCCATTACCTGCAGTAAATGGTAAACTAAATCGAAGATCACCGCTAACACCTGCATCATGTACATCTTCTAAATGCATTGACCACGTGACTAGATTTCCAATTTTAGTGTAGACTCCATCTTCTGTATCAAAACCTGTACCAGTAGTACCACCAGTTGCAGTTCCACTTGTAGATCCTGTTAATTGAACAGCCCAAGTGCCCTCTTCATAATCGTCTAACGCATTCGTAGCTGCTGTATCGCCGTTAAATGTTAGACCAGCATCTGTGATACGTAGCTTCTCACCATTATTGCGATTGAAATATACATCATGGTCAGATGCTGATCCAAAAGTAGCTCCAGTATCTTGAGAATACATATAACTAATTACAGTATTAGTTGTATCTGTTACCAATACACAAGGGTTACTTGATCCTTCAATAGTAAGCATTTGGGCAGGACTATCTGTACCTATACCTACGTTTCCACCCGATGTGATGCGAAGTGCTTCATCTGTTGTATCAACACCACCTGTCATAAAGGTAATATCACCAATCTGATTCTTCATAGAGAACTCATCTGCTTGAGTACTATGACTATCATTATAAGCAATTATATACTTATCTTTTGTACTAGCATGATCACCTTCAATAAAATTGAGTCGGCCAAAAGACGTATTAGTAGTTGTTACAATTTTCACGTCCGTCGATGATGCTGCCTTTATGTGAAGAATACTAGTTGGATCAGTTTCGCCTATACCTACGTTTCCAGACGAATCTATCGTCATACCTGTCATGCTTTCTAAAACAGAGCCATACCCAAGTTTAAATTTATCAGCATCTGAATTATCCATTCCGATAACAAAATTTG